AAATAGCAAATTATATTCCAGGAAACACCTTGGCAAATCCAACTACTCAATTAGGAGGTTTGACGGTCCAAGGTCAAGATTACGTTATGGCAAATAATATTACTCCTACTTTAAACCTCTTAACAACCTACAAAGGACGAGATACCTCAGGCAATACTACAAACGGCAATATCACCAACTATTGGGACGGTTTCAACTGGAACGGGTTTTAAGAACAATAACCCGAACCAGTAACAGTCCATCCATCATTTCCAGCAACCTGTCTGGGTTGAGCGCCATACATATTATACGCACCCACAAGCTCTGTAATTTTCTTGTCTGCTTCTTCTGCTAATTCTTTATAATTTCTTGACGCACTGACTCTATCCTTGGCTGAAAAGACTCCTCTTTTTATTGTGGTATCTCCTTCGCGTAGTTCAGTCCATTCGCTTTCATTAAAGGCTGAGGCCGAACTTGCGTCGTAAAGGCTTCTAAGCACCCTTCTTGCCTCCTTAAAGTAATAGTCCTTGATATAAAGCTGAACGAGTATTTCTTTTTCTTCTTCTTGAAGTGGCGGGTTTACATCTCCTCCTGAGCCAGTGTATCCAAATGATTGGTTGATTAAAACATTTAATTGTCCTACATGCCCGCTCAGGCTACCAGATATGGTCAACAGCTCAGCAGCTTTCTCTGTAGTGCCGGTAATGAAATCAAAATCGTACTGAAGTACGCCGCTAGCTATTTGACCTATCTGATTGAAAGACATTAGAATTGTTCTCCAAGTATCTTAAGTAATTTTTTACCTTGCTCTGACTCCGGGTCAACGATTGGTTTGGTTACTTGAACCACCTTGTTTGCACCTCCAGTAGTATACTGAGAATATGCTTTCTTGAGCTTTGTTTTTAGCATTGCTTTTGTTCCCGATGGAAATACTCCAGATTTAACTGCTAGTTCTTGCAAACTAGTAATCGGCATAGTCTCTATTGCTGAGTCGAATGCTTCTGATGTATCGTAACCAAATGGATTCTTCTCTTTGAAGCCCATTAATTGTTCGAGGTCTCTTGCTTCTTTTGATTCCTCTTTTAAATGATCAACTCCGTCACTAAATTCCATCGGTGCTTTTGTTGCCTTTTTTCTTGTGTTTGTTTTTTTAGCCATGATTTTTCCTTTTTCCTTTATTTATTATATAAACATATGTTAATATCCACAAACAAAAAATCCACCATAAAGGTGGACTTTTTGAAAGTTTCCTTTGAGACTCTATTATAGAGTGATTCCAGTAAGAACTCTGTCATCAAGGATCATGCGGCCTTCTTCAAGAGAACCGTAGTATCCAATTTTTTGCTGACGAATACTGTACTGATCATCTGCCAAGAGAGTAAACTCGGATCCTGTTTCAGAATCAAGAGCAACCGCACGGAATAAAGATTCACGTGAGCGATCAAGACCGATAACTAAATCATTATCGCTTCTGCCAGCAAGAGTATTCCATACGTTTGTAAACTTCTGACCTGCGCCAAGCTCGTTGATTTCCATGATGGAAATACCGTAGAACTCAGGAATACCAGCGTTTTGATAAATTGCGTTGCGCATTTCATCGGTAGCTGCAATAACTCCGGCTCCAGGATTGGAGACTGTTGTAGTTCCACCGTTGAGATCTGTACCAGCAGGAATGTTAACAGTAGATGTTGTCTGTAAACCACGCGTATTAACAGGATTGTAAGCCATCGCACGAAGACCTTCAACAGCCTCAGGACTCATGATCATATCAGTGATTCCTTTGATTCGGCCTTCTGGAGTTCCACCTGTCCATGCAGTGTTGATTCGTTTTGCTTTAGTCAAAAGCTTATTGAAATCATCAAGGATCAATGTATTTGCGTTAGCTGCTTGAGTGTGAGCTACACCATTTGTGTCAGCATTAAACAATGCTCCCAAGATCAAGTTTGCAGAAGTAGATTCTTGACGAAGAAGAATTTCTTGAGCAATACGAGTAAATGATTTACCAACAACGTCTAAACGAGACTTAGCAGCGTAGCGTTTGTCGAAATCAACAGCGCTATCAAGACGATAAGTCGTGAACTTCATTTCTGAAGCGGTTGGTGTTACAGTATTGGTTGGAAGACCACCAGGAACTGATGTGCTGTAAACCTTTACGTAATCTGGAGCAGTAACATCATAGTAAAGATCCAAAGGAATACTAGGACTGTCCATATCGTTAAACTGGAAGTTTGTGAATAAGTTACTAAGCGTAGGAGCTTGGTTTACAACCTCGGCCAAAACTGGTCCGATGAATTCTGCCAACGCCATTTGTGCTTCATAAGCAACTTCGCGATTTCGTGAAGCCATAGCCTTTACGAGCTCGACTTGTTCTTCTGTTCTCTTAAGTGTAATTTTCATTTTTTTTGATACTCTCTAGTTAAATATTAAAGGTCAAGCTTGATTACGTAGTAAGCGCCAGTTGATCCGTCTCCTGCAAAATAGTCAGGATTTGTTCCAACATCGTCGCGATTTCCTTTTCCTATGCAAATTCCAGCTTTTCTGTTGGCAGGATTGTCAACGAACTTTCCTGCGTTTGGTCCTGCGCCAATATGAACAGGCTTACCTTCCGTGAGGATTCCACCTACTGCGCTTTCAGCTACAGTAATAATACCCTTCGATAAAACAGGAACTGCTTCACCAGGAAGAACTCCATAAAGCTCAAGAAGTTTTTGTTTGTAGTAAAGGAACTTCTCACCATTTTCATCAAAAGCGATGGTCTGGCGAAGAGTAACTCCTAAAGCGTGGGAAACATCTGGATCAGCAAGTGCTCCGTCAGCAGCGCTAACTTTTAAAGGTACCTCAGGGTAAGAATTTCCACCCACGTGAGGGTAGTCAGTTTTACCTAAGTAAGATTGTAATTGAGCTGTACCGTTTGCGATGGGCTCTTGAGTCATATCGCCGTTGGTCACTGATACGATCACGCCTGCGTCCCAATGACCACTACCTGCGTGGGTCATTTCCGCCAAATTTAAGCTTGATGTGTCAAGCGAAAACAAGTTGACGACGTCGTGTTCGTTGTATTGTCTGAATGGAAGTAGTCTATTAGCCATTTTATTTTTCCTCTATTTTAGTATTGAATGTTTACGTTGTCCTTCGAGAAAGCTTGTTTAAATTTTTCCCTTAAAGTTAGTTGGTCTTGAGTTGCATCGCCATTATTGTTGGCAACCACCTCTTCTTCGATTTCTGCATTTTCGATAGCTTCTTCAACAACCTCTTCGGTTGATTCTTCTGCTACTTCTTCTGTAGATTCGCTTGCGGAAGAAAGTTCAGAAATTCTCTTTTGAACTTGCTCTTCAACTTTAGCTGCAATAGCTTTTTGTTGTTCTTCCTTAAAAGATTTTGTTTTGTGTTTCCACATTACAGAAAGTTTTTCCTTATACTCAGCATAAGCTTCTTCTGTAGAATCAAGTGATTTAAGATCAGAAGCAAGAACGACTCGATCTTCGTCTTCTAATTCGAAAAGATCATCAAGTGCGCTCATTCTGTCATTAAACTTCTCGGAAGCTTCTTTTGCAGCAGCTTCAGTTTTGAGAAGCTCAACTTGCTGATTCATTGCTGCGATTTCTTCTTTTAAAGATTCAATGGTCTTCTTAGACTCTTCGGAAGCTTGAACGAGTTCTTCGTTTGCTTTTCCCATTTCTTCTTTGTCTGCTTGCCACTGGTCATTCTTTTGAATGATAGCGTCATGAAAAACTTTAGTGATGTTGGCAATAGCCTCTTCAGAAAGTTTCTTAGACGAAGCTTGAGCTTCTAAGGTTTCTTTTACTTGGTTTAAAATTTCTTGTTCCATAATGATATTAGGTTTTAAGTTCTTGCTTAAATTTACATCGTGTTTATGTAAATGGGAACTTTTTATTTTTTTTATTTCGATTTTTTCATAGCTGGAGCTTTCTCCGCTATCTTTTAATTTAAACTCTCGGATGCTTTTTTCGTCTACAGTTAAACCCTTTACGGCGGCCGCTGGATTAGCTGTGAAGCCGATCCCAAGAGGATAAACATCTCCAACGATCAAGCGATGAACTTCTTCTCCGTCGTCGTTTCTTCCGTTTCCTCCATATGCCTTAAGAAATTGTTTATTTTCTTCTTTACCTTCTTCGTCTTCGATGATCTTCGCATCTTTTAAATTGTCACTTCCAACGGCAATTACATAATCATTGAATCCAATTTCCCAACTCGCTGATACTTTTTGATAAAGCTCATCCTCTTCATCTACGGATTTCTGAACGAGTTCTGCAAATTCGGGGTTAACCGTTTTATATACAACAGAAGATAATGCAATATTAAAAGGCTCATCGCTTGCAGCCGCTTCTTCTTCGCTCATCAATTCGTTTGTTCCGTATTTAGAGAATGAAGCTCCTACGACATGTCCAACCACTTTCTTTCTTTGATGTTCTATATTAGTGGGCTTGTGAATGAAGTAGTCTTTTATAGCTATTGCGGTCTCGGTATCGATTCCGTCTCCATTCTTATTGAACATGTTTGCTACAGCGCCGTTAAATGCTACTCCAACTAAATCAATATTCTTTCCAAAATCAATATCTTCTGGTATCAAGTCCCTTAAAGATTCAACAGACGCTAAAGATTCAATCTGTTCGCTTTTCGGGCTAGAAGCTACAACACTTTCAGAAAACTTACATATATACTTAAAAGGTAAACTCATATTAATATATTAATACACAAGATTATTTATTATCAATATTTATTTTTTTACTATGATAAAGTATAGAAGCAGGATAAGATACAATTTCATGCTGTTCAGAAATATCTAAAACATCAGATAAAATATTTAATTTTTCAATATTATTAAAATCTTCAATACAAGAGCTTAATGCTTTTTCCCATTGGTCATGTTCTGTTGACATAACTATGCTTTCTGTTAATGTATCTATAATGCCTTTGTGTTCTTTAGATAATCTTTTCTTTCCGTAGTGGCTCTTTAGCGCCGATTCAGCTTGCTTGCGTAAAGCTTCAATGTTGTAAACCACTTCCTGGATATTCTTTCTACTGTGAACTTCGTCCGAGGCGAATACTCCACTAGGCTTGGTTGTTGTTCCTGCTGGTCTGCCATTGTCTTTTTTTACGGCAGGCTTTCCTGGTTGAGGCTGTCCTGGCTGAGGGGGAGGCGGTCCCTTTTTCATTTGTTCCTGAGATACCTTTTGCTGCTCCATACTCATCTCATGCTGCTCTTCCTTCATTTCTTGATCCTCTTCGTTTAGAATAGGCTGAGATGCAGATAGCGGAGTGTAAAAGCCCTTCTCTCTATCTTCGACAAATCTTTCTTGCGCTGGGCGAAGATCTTGAGGATCTGGGTAAATGCCTTTCTTTAGGGCGGTCATTCCTTGTTCTGGAGTTATGATTCCCATCTCGATTAACCTGGACGTTACTCTTTGTAGTTGCACTTCATCCTTGATATCTATCTCTACGAATTTCGCCGTTGGAAAATTCTTAAAACCCATTGCTTGACAAACTTTCTTTATCTGGGGCTGCATAAAGTCATTAAGAAATGCACTTCTAGCTTCTTTTAATCTCTCTAGAAATATCTGAGCTTTTACTTGAGTACTTGAGTAATTCTCTTTGCCCACAATGATGTTCTGCAAACCTTCCTTGATGTCTTCGTTTACTATTTGGTACTTAGTCGGGCCTAGAACCTTATTTAGATCAGGTATAACAAATTCCGCCTTGGTTGTATAGTCTGCAATCAACGCACGCCCAATGCTTTCATTTTGAAAGAGGGATTGCATTGCTTTTAAATTATTTGGATTAACTCCTCCTTTGTCTGGAGTATTTCCCATTGTCACCAATAAGATTACATTTTCAATGGTACGAGTTATGGCTTGATCTATTTTCTTTAACTCCATTTTCCAATTTATATCATCAAGTACAGAGAAACCAAAAGGAATAGCAAAAGGCTCATAATCTTGTTTTTTATAAAAAGAAAAAATTAATTTATTAGGATCTAAATCAACCATGATTCCGTCTGACATCCACTGGTTCTGCTTTATCTTATCTTTAGCGTCTCTAGGTAATGCATTAAACATTTCCTGGTCGTAGTCGGACTGAGGAAACTTCAACTTCTCTATGTCGTACTCACTTAGTATTTTTTTATAGATGCCATTCTTTGCGCTGAAAGTTAAGGCTCTGTCAGCCACAAAGTCATATGGGTTTAAAAATATATAGCCAACAGGTATTTTCTTGGATCCGATATTTTTACTTTCTGCCCCATAAACCTGATTCAGTTTAATTAAATCTTCTGTAGTGAACTTGCCGTCCAGCTTGTACATGAAAACATTTCCTGACCTATAATACTCCCTGAAGTATTGATCCTTTAATTTCCATATGTTTATCTTCTGCATCCATTTGTCTATAAATATCTTGGCTTTCTCTGAGCCTCCGTCTAAATAAATGTCTGAATTTGAGAACTCGGCCATTACGTCTATAGCATTCCTGAAGATTGGTACATTCGCATAAGCTTTTTGACAAAGTTCAATAGAAATCCTTGGGCTTACATAAGAATCCTTGTACGAGTACGGCAACCCCAGACTGTCGATATTCGCATACTTGTTTGCCTTGGGTGGTTTTGTTGCCCTGTTTGATCTGTAACGAGTTCCTTCTTCTCCTTCTATTTGGCCTACGTTTCTAGAGTAATTTGCCTCGGCATAATAAGACTCTCCCGCTGTAGCTGGTTTTACTTCTTGAGTACTTTCGGCTTTACTTAATAAAGAATTTAAATCTTCTTTTTCTGCCTGACCCGCAGTTGCGTTGAATTTACTCCAGTATTCTGATTTCTTATTATATTTTCTTGGCATATTATATAGTACACCAAATCCTTTGAAAGTCCATCCAAAGTTGCAAAGTTAACTTTGACTTTACTTTAAACCATGATCGGAATAAACGTTGAATCAACATGCGCCTTCTTGGCATTTATCATGTCGTAATACGTCTTGATCATCCAATTCCCAAGAACCAAAGCTGAATAAGAATCCTTCCTTGTTTTACTTGGCCCGCTTTGCCTTCTTAGGTTTGACGGCAATCCAAAAGTTTGAGTTCCTTGGGGCGTAGAAGTTACCTGTATCAATGCACATTGATTTTTAGTATAGTTAACCATGTCCCATTGATGATCCAAGAAATCTATTAGCTTTGCTCCGCCGCTACTTTTCAAAAACTCTTTCTGATTGGGTACAAATGTTAAATCGTCTATAGGTACTTTTTTCTTTAATTGCATATGATAATTATCATCCAATGGCCTAGAACCAAACCATATTCTTTTGTGGTCTAAGTTAGCCTGCAAAAGTTCATTAGACTTTCGAATCCAGTCAGAATTGGCTTTCCTTAGTATACATATTTTTCTATCTTTTAAATTGTATTGCATTTTCAGCTCCCTGAGCCCTTCCTGGTAATGCTCCGTATTATCAAGGTCAGCAGAGATTTCCTGTATATTTATATTGCTTTTATTAAATTGCTCACTAGCATTAGCTCCCTGCAAAAATTGTACACCTCCACCATAGTCTCCAACAATAGCAACAATATTAAAATGAGTCAATAAGTAATGAAAGTAATTAATATGATCCTGCATCTTTAAACCAGGAACAGCATAACTATGAATTAAAGTACCAGATTTTGTATTATCATTTAATTTAAATAATTGCATAGCGAAATCGTCAGAGCTTTCACTCTCTGCCCAACTTGGGTCAAATGCTAACAAATATTTACAATCTCTATCTCCAGCAAGCTCCATGCAGGGAGTCTCTCCATCAGGTACAGTACATGCAGCCATTGTGGACGTCTTAAAGAACCCTGAGCTGTCGTCTGTAAATATAGCATTAAACTCTCGGTCAAACTGAGATTGACTCATTGTTTGCTTTGATTGATTGATCAAGTTTTGATCGTAAAGAGCCTCAGGAGCCACATCATAACTAAAATGCATTATAACTCTTTTTGAAGTATCTATGGAGCCTGGATGTGTTCCGTCTAGGATTAGATTCTCAAATGTCTCGTACACCTTGTATAAATATTCAAACTTATAACTAGCAGAGGATAATGCTATCAATTTATTGTTCGGCCATTGGTATCTATCCTCTTCCTTCATTTTGCCCTTAGCTATCATTTGATCTTCTAGCTTCCTGACCTTCTCTCTTTCGGTAGGGTTTTGAACAACACTAAGGAACGGCAAAATAACCTCATTGTAAATATGCTCTGGCATCAAAAGAAACTCATCAATAATAATTCTATGAAACCTAAAACCACGCAACTTCGAACCATCGCCCAAAGGTAAAGCAATAATTTTAGATTCTCCAATCTCTAGGGTCCACTGGTCGTTTTTCTTTGATTTCTTTGTTATGCATTGCGCTAAAAATGCAGCTTCTGGTTTTCTTGCTATATCCTCAATCTTTTCAAATATCATCTTCGACTGCCTGAACGTGGCGGCCATAATACCTATCTGCACTCCCTGATTAAATATCGCATCCAGGAAAGCATATATAGCAGTACTAAAAGACTTAGACATTCCTCGACTCCATATACCAAGAAAGTAATCTGTTTCCAGCATCGATTTGATGGCTAAATGTTGAAAAGGAAAAAGATCCACTCCAGCTATTAAGTTGGTTGTAAAAGTTACATTATCCCTAAGGAAATTATGAAGCAAAATCTTTGCGTCTGGTTCGTCCAGATACCCTTTAATCTTCAACATTTCATCGTTGACGTTAATCTCCTTGTCGTTGTTTGCTAGTTTGCCTTCTTGCCAAGTCATTGTTTATCTATAAAGTATTGTAAGTCCGTTCCCCATAATTTTTTACCATATACCAAAAGCTTGGGTATCATTTCTTCTGATTGCTTCCTTCCTCCAGTAAAAATAAATTGACATTTTTTAGCGAATTTATGCATGAGTAATCTCATGTTGTGCCAGATGTATGGAAGGTTTGATTGCCTAGGTCCGTACATATTGTTTTTTATAATCGCTTCTATCGAACTTTCGACTACTATAAAAATATATGCATCAAATTCTTGCGCCCTTTCAAGCTCTCTAGTGAATCTCTTAAACCCTGTAGTCATTGTGCCCTTGAAGTCTGATTCGCTTTTCCTGTCAACATAAGTATAGTCGTAATGCGGCGCGCCAACAGCGTAATCGCCAAAATCCAATTTCATAGACATGGAGTTGTTAAACTTTAATGGTTGCTGCTCACGAGTGTCTATCAGTATGTTAATATCATCTAATTCTATATTTCTTTCAAAAAAACCTTTCATTATATTTTTATCTAATAATGGTTTAATTTTTATATCATTGCATGCTTGCGAATAAGAACCAAAAAAATACTTATACATATCCATTGATGGCAAGTCATGAAGAAGAAGTTCCAGGTGACACGGAGCATATGCCAATTCCTTGCCCGTAACGCGCTGCTGAAGGCGTTTTAATATATATTCCTTAACTTCCTCCTTGTCGGCACCTAAAGCCCATTTACGCAGGTTCTCCTGCGACACAAAGTCAATATTAAAATAATCATCTTTATTTTTAAATTCTAATAATTCATTAGTTAATTTATCCCGACGCTGATAAATATTAACATAATATTCAGCAAGAGGAATTTTATGCGTCTTGGGAATGTGCAAGTGCAAGCCTCTTTCATTCTTGAAAGATTTATTACATACCTTACATTCACAAGTCATCTATAAACAAAAATAAGCCACTACAAAATGCAGTGACCTATTTCCATGCGCAATTAAGCAAAAAAAATATTAAGCAACAACTTCAGTCTCTGCGACTTCAGCTTCACCTGATTCGTTTTCTGCGGCTTCTGCGTCAGCTTTTTCGATATGTTCAACTAACTTCTCTTTGTCTTCGTCGGACATCTTGTCCAACTCAGTGTTAGCTAATTGAATCGAGTAGCTTTTTGCCGCCTCAATTAGGCCGTTAAGGTTTAACTGATTGAGAATGGAAGTTCCAAGGGTCTCAATCATTTTATCTCTGATAATTTTATCACTCATAATTATTTAAATTTTATTTTATATTTGTTGTTTAGTTTAGTTATAAATTGTTTATTGTTTAACTGTAGTTTTCTTTATATCTGCTACTGTTTGTATTATATATTGAAGAGTAGTATATTTCTATATTAAAGTTTGTATTCTATGTTGCCCTCCTCGAGAGACTTGTTTTCCGGCTCTACGATCTTACTAACCGTAGTTTCGTAAGTTTCTTCCCCTCCAATATCTTCCTCTACGAGGTTGTTCGGACTGATGATTGCGGACAAGGCTTTTACTATAACCTGGTCAAATTCATTCACAGGATTAAAGTCCGCTTCCTTTTCAAAGATCTCTTGGATCTTGGAGTATTCGTAGTCGCCAATTAATAGTTCAATTTTTTTCATGTTGCATTGTGTTTAGAGATTCCTAGTATTCTTGCTTTCCAGCTATCCATATTATCAAGTCGAGTTACCTCTTCGTCAACTAATTTTTTTTGCATCTCTGCTAATTGTATCATTCGGAGTCGTTCGTCCTCAACCTGAAAGTTCTTTACTAGTGAGATTATAGTAGCGTTTTCCTTGCTTCTATTCTTTAATCTCTCTGAACGGTCTCCATTTAATTTTTTAATTAATGATTCCATTCTTTTTTCACATTTATCGTATTCATCTGTTTTAGATTTTAATACTTCTGCTAATCTTACTGTCATGTCTTGTTGATCTTCAACTTCATTAAACATTGTATTTAGCTTTTCAATGTGAGATGATATATTTTTTAAATTAATATAATCAACACAAACATTAATATATAAATTTATTTCATCACTTGTTAAATCTGGTTTGTCCCATGTTGCTCTTATAAACTCAGCCTCAAATAACTCTCTATCTTTCATGTTGCTGTAGTTACTTATGACTTGTATGAATCTTGGCGCGGAAAGACTTTTTATTAAACTTTCAATACAGTCAGTTTCATCATGGCTGAGCTTTTCTTCTTTTAAGCCAGCAAAGCAGAATTCGTTAATCTTATTTAGCCCAGTAGATAGAAGCTTGGGTGGAGCGTAAAGCCTATTGACCGCACTCTCACTATCATGGACGTAAGCAGGCTCATATTCTCTAAGAAAATCTAAAACAGCCACATGTTGCTTCGAGAATCTTTTCACAGACATTTCTGGCCAAATCATCTCCGCTATCTGGAAAGCGCTAAGACCGTTCTTGGCTTGCTGCTTGGCAAACTCAATCTGATGGTCAGTTAATTCAATATCCTCCACCTTATCCCATGCACTGGTCTTGTAATCCATGCTCTGCTCCGCAAGAAACTTCTTTACAGCGCGACCTTCTTTACTTCGACCATCAAGGTCTTCGTTCTGGAATACAGCTTTTGTTAAATCTAGTAAATTAGGAGTTTTTTTAAAATTATCCCTAATGTATTGTTTTTGTTCTTTAGATAATGTCGTTGTCATCTCCTAGAAATGCTATACCTTTCTTTGTTAGTATTTTAACAGCTTTGTCTTTTAAAGTTTTCTTTAAATTTTTAATTTGTTTGTATCCCGCTTTTCTTCCTGACTCTGTGCTTTTGAAACCCATTTGATCTGCAACCTCTTGATCTGTTAGGTTCTGTATGTAAAGTAATTCGAAAGCCTTAAACTGCCTTTCGTTTAGGCAGCTTTTTAATTCTTTGATTAATTTATCAGAAGCTGAATTTATATCCATGTCAAGATGATTATCTACGTTTCCATCGATCTCATGAATATGACTGTCTAGCGATAAAGTGATTTTTACATTGTATGCGTGCTTTTTTGTTTTGTCCCATTTTTTATATAGCGGGCATGTTCTGTCTTGTTGTCCAGATTTAGTGAAGCTGCACAATTGCATGTCTGCATCGTTATTGAACGGACAGTTTAAGCATGGGCGAGCGTAATTGCTATAATGATTACGCAGGATATTTTTCATCTGATTTGCAATAATTTTATTAAGCCAGGGCTTTATTGGCCGTGACTGGTCCCACAGATGCCATTTATTAGCAATATGCGCCCGTATAATTTGGGATACGTCGTCAAAGTCTATCCATGCTACTGAGCTTAAAAACCAATTCCTCTTTCTTTTGATCAGTTCTTTATCTATTACATCATTAAGGTCTTCGTACCTTGCCTTAACTACAGGCTCCTTGAGTTCAGCGTCTTTTGCAGGCTTACTTGTTGGTGTCTTCTTTTTGGGCGGCATCAATAATATCTTTAAAGTTATGAATGGTATTGCCCGATTTAGTTATCTCGTAGCTTAATGAGGATATATTTGGAACATGATCTATGTCCGTTTCGTCCTCTGATAAGGAGCCTCTAGATTGCTTCCTGGCTTCCATTTGCTCTCTGAAGCTTCCGGCGCTCTTGCGAACCATTGGCTTCTTGGTGGCTTGTGGCTTGACGCCGCTTGATGCAGTTTTCTCCATAGGAGTTCCGCAGGAAGAACAAAACTTTGGCTTAGCGCCAGAGTACTCGTTTTTTGCTCCACATTCTGTACAAAATATCGTTTGCATAATACTTGTATTATAAACAAGCACACGCAATATATCTAATAATTTATATTAAATACCCAGCAACTATCCTTGCCTGCCTACGCATAAACTCGTTGGTTGTTTTATCAAAACACTTACCTTCACCAGAAGCGCAAGAGTCCATGCTGCATTCATCTACGTAACCTTTTACATAGTCTACCCCCAATATGCCAATCACGGTGTCGTTTAGAGTCTTTATTGGGACATTGTAGATGCTTTTTACCCCCTTATCTTGAGCCATCATGGCAAATGCATGATCTGGAGCGGATTTAACATCTGAGTAAGCGAACGATCCATCGCTAGTCAATTTATTAATATAATCGTGAAAATTTGAAACAATATGGTTTCTTGAATTCTCATGCTCCCTGCTGATTCCAGGAAGAACCATTTCATGAGTACAGCTAAACTTCTGCTGACTTCTTCCTGAAACATAATAACTACCATTATGGAACTGCATGATATAAGCGCGGTCAGCGCCCATTTGATTCATTAAGTAATCTAGGGCAGTGTAAATATTTTCGTTATTCTGAGTTTCGCTCAGTATTGGGTCTTTTTTTCTTGCAATATCTTTTGCTCTTTTTCTTGAAATTAGTACGCTAGCTATTGTTGCTGACGCGCCGATTACCGCAGATACTATTACATAAATCCCATCCATACTCTTGGTTACACTACTTTTTGTATGTTTTTAATTTTGTAATTATATATTTTAATATTTCACTTCTAAATATATCATTTTCATTAAACTTAAAGCAATGTATACCTTTTTCTTTACTTACTGGGTCGTTGAATAAGTTGAACATATCTGAGAATCCGCTTCTGCTGCCAATGTCGCTTTGCATCATATCGCCGCATACAAAGAGCTTTGTGTTTTCTCCTATTCGAGTTGTCATCGTAACAAGCTCCCTGAACGAGAAATTTTGAGACTCATCTGCTACCACAACTTTATTAAACCAACTCGCCCCTCTAAGGAAGTTGATTGGCATGGCTTGTATTCTTCCGTATTTTAAAAGCTCACTCTTTATGCCAGAACCTTTTGGGAGCATCTCTTCGAGCTTGTCCTCTAGTGGAGCCATGTAGGGGTTAATCTTTTCTTCTAGCGAGCCTGGTAGCGCTCCAAGCCCCTTGTCCGCACTCTCGATTGCCGTGCGAACATATAGCAAATCTAATTCATCGTTTTTTTGCAAATGTCTTAGCGCTGAAAATACAGCCATGTATGTTTTAGTTGCTCCAGCTGGGCCAGAAACAAATATTATCTTGGTATTCTCATCCATCGATAGATCAAGGAAAACTTTTTGCTTGTCGCTTAGGTTTTTGCCTTTTATTACTATTTTGGTCTTAAATGGGTTTATGTCAAACTCTGGGTCAATATCTTTTGGTGCTTTTTTTCTTGGCATTTGTTTAAGGGTTATTGATTATTACTAAATATTACACAGACTTTAGTGTATAATATATTATATATGTCAAATATTTCTAAATACGATATTCTGGAGCTTCTTGCGAAGAAAATGCCTTTCTATGCAGCCACTCAGTGGCTTAAAGCTGAAAATAAAGATCTGGATGGAAATACTCCTTCTGACTATATGAAAGAAGGTAAATTAAAGGAAGTGCATAAAGTACTGGTTAAAGAATTGGAGGGCAAATAAGATGGCGGGCTGGAGCAGTGGGTGGGTTAACACAGATGGGACAACTGCAGTTGCAAATGGGGCGACGCTTAATTTTACTCATAATTTAGAGACCACTGACTTTACCTTTAGTGCTTATTTAGCTGATGACACTAATGGCACTAATACTCGCTCCATTGATCAATTTGAGATTGATCTAGGAGCAAATTTTTATGGTTCGCAAATTCAAAATATAGATCCTAACACACTTACCTTACAATTGGGTTCTTCAGGGATCGTTCAATTTACCAATACAGGCGCAAATGGAGGATCTATTTCGTATGATGGCAAATATATTAAAGTAGTAGCAATAGCTGCAATATCGGCTCCCGCCGCCAAAACAACAAACAATTCTTCAATCGTTTTCTTTGAAACGCCATATGAAATTGAAGAACCTTATGTGTCAATGGCTTGGACGTCAGTCGCAGGGCAGGGCGACTGGGCCAACTCAGGAGCAACAACCCTCGTTGTTGTAGCGTCAACCCATGACGGTGATATAGGTGGCAATTCTAGCCAGACATTAAAAACAAGAGCTGCAGATGGATCCGCAGAAGTAACGATAATTCACCACGGAGGAACAAGTGCAACGAGGACTGTTACAAGTGAGCAAGCATTTATTGAATGTTCAATAGATGGTTCGTTTGAATATTTTCACAACAGGGATAGTGGCCATGCAACGATTAGACAATTTAGAGTTATTGGGTACATGGCAAAGGATACTGTTGTGCCTGGTGCCGGCGATTTATGCAAAATACTTTCAGAAGATTCGGGCTATCAAATGTTCCGCAATGGATTAACCATGCAATGGATGAGTAGCCCCGCGTTCACTACAGAATCATCACAGGTGGTAAATTTCCCTATACCGTTTGCTGCAAAGCCATTTAAGGTTGTCGCTGGAACCCGGTTCCCAAGTGCGGCAATTAACACTCACGAAACAATTCAGACTACTAGCTGGAACGCTACGAGCGTTACTATTTTTGCCCAATCAATAACTGCAGGTTTTAACCCAGTATACGCCGATATAATCGCCATAGGAATAGCAGAAGTTACAGATTGCCCTGGAGACTCAAGCGACCCCCAGGGAACAAAGATCAGCAACCTACCTTCAGCAACAAACTTGAAGGATGATGATTTATTTGTGATTTCAAAAGAAAATGGCAATGATGAACTTTACGATGCTAGCCTAAATCTCAAACTTTCTGACTTATCTGATTTTATAACATCAAGAATTCCGCCATTAACGATCAAGAAGGTAACGCAAAGCTTTGAGATTGTTGGATTTGGACACACAGACAGTAGAGGCTGGACAGCCGGCTACCGTGTCACAACACGAGTGACAAATATGACCACTGGCGCCTACATTGCAAGCCAATACATGGATAAATATCTAGAAGGTTTCGGTCTTGGCGAACCCCCAAATCATGACGGTTATGTGCGCAGTATCAATAAAAACCAAGTTAGTTCCGCTTCCTTGGGACGAGCCTACGATAAGGCCTCAATAGATCTCTCTGGAGAATTAACGCAAGAACAATTACTACAAATTTGGAGTATTGATAATTTTTCAGAAATTTTTATTACTGATTGATAAGTTTTTACTTACTTAAGCTTATTATACCAATAATTAGAACTTTGACGCAATGCGTCATTTGATTCTCTTACATATTCTAAAGTAGAAATAGCTAGCTCAAGTTTTTGCTCAATAAACGAAGAGTCGCATTCGTCCATTACTTCTTTTATTATGTCTTGAATAAAGTCTATGTACGGACAAGTATTTGTCGGTATTTCTGGCGCTGATTGTTTTAGTTTACTTAATTTGTTGATGTCCATACTTTATGGTACACATCAAAAAAACAACAGTTTTACTTTTTCTTATTCTTGTATCCTGAATCGGAAACTGGTACGCATTTGCCGTCTTTCTCGACATATCCTTCGTTACACTTTGGCGGATAGCCAGCTTTTTCGTCAGCTTTTGATTTTTTCTTTTTATCTAGAATACTTTTCTTTATAGCGTCAGGAAGTTTTTTTTGTTTGTCTGTTAGTTTTTCTTCTTTCTTGTCGTCCTTCTTGTCGTCTTTTTCGGCTTTAGATTTGTCCTTCTTTGGTTTCTGAGCTTTTTCGTAAGCGTCTTTCTTTGGACGATCTTTGTCGCCAGGTTTTGCAGGTTTATAATCTTTACCTTCGCGTTTTTTCTTTTTGCGGATATTGTCCCAAAGACCTTGCTTGCTTTCGGATTCGTCTAGAAATTCTTCTTCTGATTCTTCTTCTCCTTTTGTTACTTTAGTGACGCTCTTCTTGCTCCACATTTTGCAACTCCAGTATTTTGCCTTAGTCTTGGGTCCAGGATTGTCGCACCCATGACGTGCGCGAAAACTTTTACGACGAGCAGGATCATCACGCTTGATTTCCATGTTTGGATCGCCGAAATTAACTTTAACGACATTACCCTTTTCATTCTTGACGTATACCGAGAACTTCTTTGGCCCTCCAGATGTACGAAATGGCTTATTAAGCTTTTTGCCTTTTTTCTCTTCGGCTGCCCAAGCTTCTTGCGTTACTTCTTCTTCTGTACCTTCCGCCTCTTTAAGTTGGGCGCGAATAGCATCACTAAAATCAAGTTCGTTATTTTTATCGTTCATGTATTATATATTACACGAATTTACCTGTTATTTCTATTTCGGCGCTAAAGAATTAACTGTTTTTTTATATTTACCCTTTTACAAAATAGGCTCCCCGATTTTTTTTAGATTTGCATTTTTTTGGGGTTTTTTCTTTGTTTCGATTAATTATGGGTTTTTTATATTTGGTTTTTTGGTTTTTATACCCTTCGGATTTTTTTGTACTTGCTATTATTTGAAAATGTAAATTATTAAAAATGAGAATGAAAAACACCACCCCCCGCAACTTGCTGGTACTCAACGACTTATGAAAATTCAATTAACTACCCACCCCGGCAGTAAATTTGTGCAATAAAATAATCGAAAGGTAATTGAAATAAAGTTTGCGTTTAGCCATTTTATGGGTTACATTGTATATATGATAAAGAATAAGACACTAGAAGAAGTAAAACACGAATTAGATTTGGATCTCGACCTTGGCTTGGCATTGGCTGAAGCAGAAGGCAACTTGAACCACTTGGCACGAGAATCAAATTCATCCGATTGGCAAGGTACAATCACGCAAGGCATAACAATTCTTGACGCATTAAACGCAGTACAAAAAGCAAGAAAAGCCTTTCAAGAAATAAAACAAAATAAATCAAAATAAAGTTTGCGTCTTGCCGGCTTTGCCCTTACATTGTATATATGGAAATTAAGATTAAATCTCTCTCTACTTGGTCAAGTGTCGTTTTCGACTTATACATCGGAAATAATTACTCCGGCTCTTTTGATTCTTTTAAGGAAGCCCAAAGCCATGGAATTAAAATTACAAACTCTTTTCTTTTACTAGAAAATAACTAAAGAAAAAAAATATGATGACAGAAGAAATAAAAAAATTCATTCAAGATAATAACCTTGTTCGTATCCAAGCAAGCCCCATGACTGAGTCCTTTGACCTTTGGGAATGTGCCGGTGGGCATGTGTGGAGTTTTGAAATGATTAAACAAGCAATAAAATAACTGAAAATAAAGTTTGCTTAAAGTAAAAAAATACCTTACATTGTATATATGAAATTAATACTAGAAGACTTTGAAGACTTAAACGACAACGACACCTTTGAGGGTACTTTTTACTATGGAGAGGGTACTGTGATTGCTCAGATTAGCATGGATTGGCTCATTGACTTTGAGGAAAATGCTTTAGAGCAAATCAATGCCGTTGTCATGTCAGCACAACAATATGGCGACAATGACCAACCTATTGAATTGACCATAACAAACGAAGAAATCGAAAGCTTCGTAGAGAATGATATGTTCGATTGGCTTGACAATTACCTTAAAGAAAAAGCTTAAATAGTTTGACACCACGCATTTAATCAATTACCTTGTATATATGAAAATTAATAACGGAGCAATCTATCACAGTCAGTCAAACAATAAAGCCGTTCGTGTAGTGCGAGCAAATCAAGCCCTAGCAATAGCCTATGTGAAACACCACAAGCAAGACATTGAGTCAGAAGTTTTTTTTGCTGACTTAATTCCTGCGACAATCAAACAAGTAAAACAATATCTAGGCAAATAAATATGCTAATAATTTATATAATAACCTCAATAATAATCGGTCTAGCCTACACAAATAAATAACATGAGAAAAGTAACAGAACAAATTAAGCAAGCATTCAATCAAGGCACATCTTTAAAGGTGGGCAATACACGCACGGACGGTCAGACCGTTTGGCTACATGGTAACGCTATTGTGAAGCGTGACCCTGACGGCTTGGTCAGGTGGTCGCTTGCAGGATGGAACACCCCTACCACACGCGAACGAGTTAACGGTATAGCAAATGCCGGAGTTTGCCAATTCAAATTTGAGCCCGTACTAAATGGTCAAGGAATTGACCCATCCGATTGGTTCGCTTCGCCTAATAAGTTGCCCGATCCTCTAGTGTTCTAAGCCCTCGCATAGTTGACCTATTCAATAGCCTACTATGTGGGCTTTTTTGTGCACAATGCTATCGCCCTAAGTCGTTGATTATCAGTAAGAATTCTGCCGTAAGTCGTTGACTATCAGGCACTTACGGCGGCCCGGCCGGCGTAAGCCGTTGATATACAAGGACTTATGTAATAAACAAAATAAATGAAAATAAATCGCCAAATAGCTTGACATTACGCACATATGCCCCTATGTTATATATATGATAACAATTACATTAAACAAGAATTTCACCAAATGGCTCAACATTACTATGTTCGGCAAGCTAATAGATAACGCTACAAATTCAGCTAAGGCTATGCAAATAGCTAGCCAACTACAAAGACAACACAAGCAAAGAACGGGCGAAAGATTAGTGATTATATCACGATAACGCTTGACACCACCCATCCAATAGACTACCTTATATATATGAACGAAAAACAAAGACTACAAGAAATTATCGACAATAACCTCGAAGCAGCTAATAATGGCTCAGGCTCGGCTATGATGCAATGCATAGCTGCACAGGCAGACCTTGACAGGATAGCACAGGCAGAGGCTAACGAGCTAGAGGCTTATATAGCCCATACACCACTACCTACCCCCCTCAACATAGTAGACTAATACTAAGCCCCCTAAGTCGTTGTTAGTCAACAGGTTACGGCGGCCAGGCCCTCGTAAGTCGTTGGTATACAGCGACTTATGCAATAAGTAAAATAAATGAAAAATAATCATTAAATAGCTTGACTTTTACCCTTTTTACCCTTAAATTGTATATATGATAAAGAATAACAAAGAAAGAACCTTCACAGGAAATGTCCACATCTTCAGCAATGATGATTCAAAACTTCCCCTTTTTAACACGAATACCAATACATTCATTAACTCAGTAATGACCAATAATGTAATTGTAGTACAAGCCGAGGATAAGGGCGAAGCAAGAACAAAGATAAACAAGATTGCCGAAAACCTTCAATCTAAGGTAACGCTTGGAAGCAACAAGCAAGCCACAAAATACATCAATCAAATCTTCGTAAAATGACCAACTATACAGAGAGAGAAAAAATTTTAATAATAACGAGAATCAAAAAATCAAAATAATGAATATTGACATAATAGTGATGGTTTTAAATATGGGTCTAGTAATCCTTTCTCCTTGTGCATTAATCTGGCTTATAGCTAACATGGCAGAATAATACCGTAAGTCGTTGATAATCAACAGGTTACGGCGGCCGGGCCCGCGTAAGTCGTTGAATACCAAGCACTTAGGTAAATTATCGTAAGTCGTTGATTATCAACGGGTTGGGGGATTGCAAATGACTATTTGCTATTTGTAGATTTACTATTTATCGATTTAGTATTTATCAAGCGCCTCTAAATCTTCTAATAAAACATATAGTTTTCCAAATGCTCCCTGTGCTTGTTTGGTCATATCTTTAAAGCGCCCACTTTCTAAGTTTTTAGTTACGCAGTCGGCACTAAGCATATATTCGCCCTTTCTAGGCTTTTCGGTTGTTGGCACTTCCATCATGGCAAATTGACTGCCCCCTCCAATAGTTGTAGCAATAAAAAAAGAACTCATTAAATTAGTTGTTTGATATGATATCTTTGTGCATCATATAAAATACAACGACCCAAGGCAAGAATAAAAGTATGTCGTAGCTCATTTGTAGACTCCTTTCATTTCGTCAGACACTCCGATGTCTTGATCTTCTTCGTCAATGTCTTCGGCAACATCAGAATTGAGGAATTGCTTCTCGTCTTCGATGTCATGGTTGGCGACATTAAATAATCCGTTTTCTCCGATAACTTCCTCGGTTTTGACTTCCTCAACGAAGTTGTTGACCAATACGTTGGATGCACCTTGACTTGCAAGGACTGCGTTTTTAATAAGGGCGATTCTTTCTTCTTGTGTTAATTCCATAATGTTTAATATAGTTTAGTTATTATAATTAGTCAAGACCTAAATCTCTTCTAAATTCTGTTTTGTCTTCTTTAAGTTCGTCAACCCAAACGCTTCCCTCGACTTGAGCTTTTGCCATTAGGATAGATACTTGGGCGGGAGATTGCCAACCGACAACATCATCGGAAGGGGAAAGAGGAATCATTCCATTTTCGTTAAAGATTGCAAATTCGTACAAATCTTCTTCCACACTGCCATACAATCCTCCCCTGCCGTCTTCACCTGCGACAACAGAAATAGAAAGCCCATTATCAAAATCAAGTCTTGCTTGAACTGCATCATCAGCACCACGATGTGGTTGAAAGTCAAGATCAGAAAAATCAAAGCTTTGTGGTTGAAATTGTGAGAGAGGTTTGTTTGGTATGTCGTAATTAATCATATATACAAACTAAGGCATAAAAGCCTTCGTGTCAAATAAAAAGAAAAAAAGATGAATTAATTTTAATATTGTCGTAAGTCGTTGAGTGTCAGGCACTTGCGCCGGCCCGGCCCGCCTAAGTCGTTGACTATAAGCGAGTTATGGAATTATTCTTCCATTTCATCCATCATCCACTCGTCAAGGGCATAGGTGTCTAAATCCTCATCCTTATAACTCGCCCCGTCGGGCGTTTCTGTTGCGCCACAATTCTCTAGCTCATTGGCTAGATCTTTATAATGAACGAACCGACGAGCTATTTTATAAAGCCCTTCGTCATTACCTAGCCACAGAGCCACATTCCAAGTCGCCCAATTCTTCCATCCGTTATATCCTTCCATAGTCTTATCCTTCTATTAATTGTTTGAATTGATCGTAAACTTTTTGCTTGCTACCTTTTAGGCCAAACTCTTCCTTGACGATAGAGTAGCAACTTCTACCCCTTGACATCTTCAAGCCGTTAAGCTCAAGCCTTAGCCCCCGAAGTAATGTTTTATATCTGAATGCTTCAATTTGTGTTGGTTCTGTTAATATCATATCTTTAATATAGTTTAGTTTGAGTATAGTGTCAAGTCTTCTTTTTCTAATTGTACTCTGATGTATAGGTCGCCATTCTCGTCTTCGTCCATGTCGGCATAATTGCAATCTTTAAAATCTTTAATGTCGTATCCTCTAATATTATCAATAGAGAAAGAGCATAAATCATTTCCTCGGTAGTCTTCAATTTGTATTATCATATCTTTATGTGTTAAACGATTTCTTCAACCATTTTCATTAATTGTTTTACTTCGTCTAAATTTTGTTGAAGTAAGTTAAGTTGTGCAAGTATGCCTTTGTAACCGACATATCCTCCATTCATATGACCCTGCCAAGTGTTGCCCACTTTCTTGAATGAAACATCCCAACCACAATGATAATCATATGCTTTTAGGATGCCGTTTGGCAAGAGTTCAAATGTTAGTTCTTTTCCGTTTGTTTTGTCTTTTAATGTCATATATATAAACTAAGGCATAAACCTAATTAACACAAGAAAAAAATGAATTAATTTCGCATATAGTCGTAAGTCGTTGAGCGCCAAGCACTTACGGCGGCCCGGCCCGCCTAAGTCGTTGACTACCAATCACTTAGGAGAACTTCTTTCAACTCTGTAACTGACCACCCCGAGAGCTGAGAAAGCTCCCGAAGTGTTATTGATAAATTATTATCGAATGTATTTGTTACTTTTTCTTTTGTCCATTTATTCATGAGTTTGTCCCTTCTACTACAAATCCTGTTTCATCTTTCTTCGCCATTCCTTTCTCGATTAAGCCAACGACAACACCTTTCTTGTCAAGAAAACGCAAGTCAGTTTCATCACCATTGACGACCTCAAAACCTTTCCATGTCTTGGGCAATTGATTGCGAAATACAACGGCTACATTGCCACCCATTAAAAGAACCATTTCGCATTTCTTGTCATTATTCTCTGAACGAGAAAAAGTCAAATGGTAATTGGAAGGAAATTTTGCCTCGCCCTTAATAAAAGGTTTGCCGAGAAAAGAGCACATTCTCTTGAATGATTTTGTATAATCATAAAATTGAGTTGATGAATGCTTTTCGAGAATAGTTGCACCATCTTCATTGATCTCATTTTCCCACATGATGTCACTTGTAAGATTAGGACGAAATACAGCTTGCATACTTTTCTTTTGTGCTGACTTAATTGAAGAAGTAATTTCTTTGGATAGTTTTTCAAAAAACTCCATTTTCTTCTCAAAGAATAACTTTGTTTTGTTAATGCGTGAATCTTGAACAGATCCCATTTGACCACGACCTGCCGTATTCAAACAAGACATTGTGCAACCTTTGGAACGCCATTGGCAAGTTTCGTAGCCCGACAAATTTGCTGGGGCAAGGTGAATGCCTTTTGTGATGTAGCCTAATTTCTCGCCTTTGAGAATCTTTTGGTTACCTGATGTGAGAAGTGTTGTTTTGATCATAACTACATACTAAGGCACTTTTTCAATTAACACAAGAAAAAAATCAATTAAAATGAAAATAGTTCTAACTCATTGAATACCAAGCACTTGCGCG